CTCCTAGTTACTTGTTGTCGTAAGGGTTAAGGTTACGCGCTCAGGCTGATTGTTTTCGCCGGGGCTTACATTGAGTCCGATGATGCGATAGTTGCCATCAAAGCCACTTGGGTAGAAGTCATCCTTAACAATTACGCGCGCCTGATCGCCAAGACTGTATGAGCCATAGACAGGGTCAATATAAGGTGGGGCAACGATTTGAATTGTCTGAGGTGGATAAGAAACTACGCTGACTTGACCTGTTGCCATATTGCCAAGCAAAGTTGAATCGGTGATATTGGAGTAGTTCATTGAATCCTCTAGCAAAGCCCAACCCGCAGCAGTCTTTGTAGCATCTGTTCCTGTTGCGATTAACTTAGCCTCATTAGAACCCGCACCTGTGAGATAGACGGTGTTAGCCGCTTTAGTGCCATCTTCTTTGTAGTTGTATTGAACGATGTTTCCCGCAGGAAGTTGAAAGACTGGAACGGTAGTAGAAGTAGATGAATAGGAGTTACCAAGGCGCGGATAGCCAAGTTGCAGGGTCTTGGTTGGATTTCCACCGCCGTCATAGGCAACCTTGATGTTGAAGTCAAAGCCATTTGTAGCTTTTGCTAGGTCTGAGATTGCGCTGAAATAAGTCTTGAGTTCATAGTTGTAATAAATCTGATTGACCGTCACGCCCGAAGTATTGGTAGGAACGACTACGCCGATATTGCCATAGGGAACGGCTTGGGCCGCATTGACGAGGGATTGAACTACGGTGAGTTGATCTACGCCTTGATAAGACTGAGAGGTTGTGATTCTTCTGCGCTCGAAGTAAGACTCAAATTCGCGCGCCGTTACTTTGAGGTGCTGGCTTTGACTATCCCACTCGCGGTTCCAAATAATCCCGCCCCACACTAGGGTTCCAGCTCGATCTACATAGACCGCGCATTTGCCGGGGATAGTCGAGTTAAGCACATTGAGGTTAGCCGACTTTACGCCCGATAGAAGTAAATCCCCTGTTAGCGTTCCAGCAGCGTTTAACTGTTGCGTGAAATTGACATTAGTAATCGGCAGTTCGCCAATAATGTTATTAGTCAGTAGGTCGGCGAATAGATACCGATAATAAGTAGTAGCCATTATTTGTATTCTTTTCTATGCCAAAACTTTTTTTTATATCTATCAAAAAATGTAGTAATCAAATCAACCGTAATTTTACCTTGATTCTTAAAATCCTGTTCATTGCCGTATTCAATTTTCCAAGAATTTCTTTTAATTGGAATTATCTGAGCAATAGGGGTTCCAGCAGGTATTAAACCTTCAAAAAATGGGTCATTAAGCACAAAGGGAAAATTAACAGGCGCAAAATAAGTATCGGTATCTACTATGCCATCAAGAATAGTAAAAGGTGATTCACGGTGCATAGGTTGAGTAAAAAGAACAGAATAACCTTTAGGGGTTTTAATTGACCAAGGGTTGTTCCATTTGGGATAAGCGTAACCATTATGAGCAGGGTGTAAAGGAGCTTGCTCTACTGGATGAAAAGAAATTAAATCGTGCGAACTCCATTCAAAATAAGGCGCTCCATCTTGTTGTGAAACAAAAATATCTGCTGGCGATAAAATTAAATAACCCGAGGTAATAGCATCAAAAACAGGCATACATTTTTTTATAGTTGCTGTTGAACCACCTTGCCCATTAGGGCGTTTTTCACCGCTAATATAAGATTCTGTTTTTTTATACCATTCTGGTACCGCTAAAGAAGCCGTAATAGGATAATAGCGTTTGGGGATTCCTTTTGTATCAGTAAAAAGAATTTTACTTAGCAATTTGCCCTCTTTCCTAAAACCTACTTTATTGTAGGTGGTGTTGGAAAGACTACTTGTTTAGGTTTTTTTGTGCTAGTCGGCAAATCACGCAATGCTTGGCGATATTTAGCCCATTCAGTTTTTTCGTCATCTGTTAATGCAGAATCAGGAAGTTGAGTCCAATCGCAAAACATAAGTTCTTTATTGCGTTCATTGCGAATATAATCCCAACCTAAAACTGCTACCGAATAAGGATCTTCCCAAATTCCATCAATTAACTGACAACCAACCCCGTTAATTTTTTCTGTTTCAGCATCCAAAACTGTATAATCTTCTGTAGTATCAGGATAAAGAGTAGGTAAAAATGCTTTTGCCATTTCTAAATTTTCAGAAATAATTACATTTTCAACAATTTTGTTTTGGAAAATAATAGCTACGCGCATTTTAACTCCTTAGAAAGTGTAATAAAGAATAACAATTCCATTACCGCCTGTCATAGTTGCAGCAGTACCGCCACTCCAGTTGGAACTTATAGAACCTCCAGCACCGCCACCTGTTCCATTTGTTCCATTATTTCCGTTAGCAGCCGAGCCATTACCGTTAGCATTAGCACCATTACCACCGCCACCAGTACCACCAGTACCACCGTTAAATGACCAGTTTTGGTTTGAAAGACCACAACCACCGCCACCGCCGCCGCCACGAGTAACGCCGTCAATAGTAACTACTGCCCCTGCTCCACCATTACCACCAACAGCCGCGCTGCTACCGCTATTTACACCTGTTCCGCTAACTGCACCGCCAACACCGCCAGCACCGCCACCGCCACCGCCAACCACATTGCCGCCAGTACCGCCAGCCTGTCCGTTACCTGATGCTTTACCAGCATTACCAGTTGCATTTCCTACTCCACCAACCGCGTTAGTAGTAGAAAATGTTGAAGTGCCTCCTGATGTAGTTCCAGTTGCGCCAGCCCCAACTGTTATTGGATAAGTAGTATTTGGTGTTACTGAAACTGATCCCGGTTGCGTAACTGCCCCGCCACCACCGCCTTGAATTGAAAGCGCAGCCGCTCCTGAACCTCCACCGACTAAATAAGGAGTAACTGAGTTTGTGTTTGCAGGTGCTTGCCAGTTTGATGATGTGTTAAAAAACAACACTTGCGCTAAAACAACGCGAACTGGCGCAGACCAAACACCTTTTACTGCTACTGTATTTTGACGAACACGAATAAAAGCTGAAGAATATCCAAGTGAAGGAGTAAATGTCCAAGATGTTGCGCTTGCAGTAGAGTTATAGTTAGTGTTAATTGTATTGACAAAATCTAAATCTGTTGCTAATTCCCAATCATTATTATTCCAAGTAAGATTAACGCTTCCCGGACTTACAAAAGCAGAACAAGTAACTGTAAGTGACACGCCAGCACTAACAGTTGCGTTACTTGCAGGCGAAGTAATAGATGGAGCAGGTATATATTCTTTACCGTTAATCCATTTACCTGTTGTCGCATCCCAAGATAAACGCTGTGCATCTTGAAGATTGGTCATTATTACATCGGGTTGTCCACCCAAACCATTAGGATAACTTTGAATAGCCATTATCTACCCCTTAAACAATAGTAATGCCGCAAACCTGAGCATCTATTTGAGGAATAGAGCCAGCCACGACAATAGATTGAGTTGTTGCGAAGTATTGCTTAATATCTAAAGTTGTAGAAGCATTAGCAGCAATAGCTAACTGTTTAGCAACCGCAGTTCCGTTAATAATTAAATTGACCTGAGCAGGTGATGGAGTTGGATTAGAAAATACTGCGTTTGTCACAATTCCGTTAGTAGAAGCAGCGAGTGTGTAGTTAGCAGGATATTTACCAAAAGCTCCTTGGGTTATGCCAGCAGAAGCAAGAGTTTGAGTAGTTGTGTAATAAGTAAATAGTGTTGTGGAAGGAGTAGATGTGACTACAAATGTTCCGTCAATACCAACTGTTCCTGTATTTACACGAACAACATCACCAATAACCAAACCGTGAGCAGCCGAAGTTGTAATGATTGCTGTGTAATTTACAATTACTTGGTTAGATATTGCTCCACCTACAGTTACACCTGAATTAAGAATTGCTGAACCATTAGGAGTTACTGAGGCTGAACCGATATTAGAAGCAGTTACTACATAGGTTGCGGTATTAAGTCCGGGAAATGAGTTCACAGGAAACAATCCATCATAAGAGTTACCAACGCCTTGAACACTAATAAGTGTGCCTACTTGAGTTAAACCGTGATTAGAACCAAAAGTTACTGTTACAAGGTTTGATGTAAGAGCGGCAGTTGTAACGGTACGAGCCGCGTTAGTTGCGCCATATTGAGGATTACCTCTAAAGAAAACTGCTGGTGTATTAGTTGCCATTTATTAGTAAGCCCCCATAACGAATTCATATTCTAGTGATGCCACATTTACTGCGCCTGAGAGAAGGTTACCACTTGAGTCGAATCCATTAAGGACTGACCCTGATGAGTTGATAATCTGTAAGGCGTTAGCGGTTTGTCCTGAGTTAAGGACAATTCTAAGAGGTACGGCGGTGGTAGCAGCCGATGAGATTGTTGGCTCGATGATCTGAGCGCGAACGCGGACATCTGTAATGTTTCCTGATGTAATAGAAGTTGCGCCAGCAGCAACAGCAACCTGAGCTAGCGCGATGGAGTTGGTTGGAGTTGAAGGCACAGTTGGAGAACCCGCAGGAGTACCAGCGACCACATTTATTGCTACCTGATTAAGAGAACCTGAATAAGCGGCATCTGAAACTGTAATACAGACAAGGTCAATACGAGGGTTAGTTGCGTTAGCGGTTGTGATGGTCGCGGTGGCAGCAGCATCGTTGTACGCCATATAAGTACCCATATTGGTTTGGTAAGTACCTAGAATTGCAGCCCAACCTGATGCGACAGAAACAGTCATTGTTCCACCCGGCGCAGTAACAGCCAAGTCAGCA